ATAGCAGTCACAGGGTTAGGTATGCTGAGGCTGGGAAGTCTTGGCCATCTGAACTTGGGTATATGAGATGATACCCATGATTTGAAATCATTCCACATCTGACTGAATCCCTGGATGAGGTACCCTGGCGGGTTCTCAGCGAACTTTCGGAGCTGCTCCCTGATGGGATCCTCTACATACTTTTTAGTATTATCCATGAGGATACCCTTCCTCTTCTCCCACTCCTCAGGGCCGTACAACCTCTTTAAGAGGTTCTCAGGGCTGAAGATCCTCCTGACAGGTTCAGGGATCGTGTATGCTATAGGCCCAAATAGTTGAGCAGGATCTGTGAGGATGTCCTGCAAGTATTGTCTGGCGTTGGCGAGGATGTCCACAGTCATGAGAGCCGCACCAGCCCCCTCACCAATACCCCTCACAAGGAGTGAACCTATCCTGGATCCGAGGGAGGGGAGGCTCACCCTCGCAGCATCATCCAATGATGATGAGAACCTTGAGAGGAACCCCCTCGCAGCGTCATCAGCCCCCCCTTCCTCCACTACAAAGCTGAGGTTGATCCGCCCTCCCTCCTCACCGAGGAACCTCCTCAGAGCATCCCTGGCCCTTGAGAGCGCATCCTTCACCGCGGAGGTTAGGCTGGGGGTCCTCGCCCTGATGGACTCCGCCACCCTCTTGAGTGCATCGCTTATGAGGCGGGCCGCGTCATCGGCTAGGCCCTTGAGGGTGTCCTTGATGATGTCCTTTATCCTGCGGGAGGCGTCCTTGACCGCGTCCTTGACTGAAGAGGGGATCACTCTTGATATAGCGTTTTTTAAGGTCTCGCCTATCCTGAATAGGGTGTTTTTTATACGTCCATTGAGGACCCACTCATCTATAATCGCGAGGTACGATAGTTGCTCAACAATGCTAGCTATGGTGGGGGCTATCCCCTCAATCGCGGGGACTATCTGCTCAACATGTTTCATGAAGCGCTGCAAAGGGGGCAGGGCCTCAGCGTTGATTTTTTTAGCGTCCTTTATCTGTTGATCCGCTGACTTCCTACTCGCCTTCTCAACCTTACCGTAGTTCTCTGCTATCGCCACGAGGGCCTTCCCCATACTATCCCCGAAAACCTCGGTGGCCACTTTGACACGTGTTTCATGGTCGGGGAGTTTCTGGAGGCACTCTATGAAGTCGAATATCACGTCTCGAAGGCTGCGGAGGTGCCCTGACGCGTCCCTCGTCACGATACCAAACTTTTCGAGTTTCTTCGCATACTCCCTCGCCTCAGGGGTGCCCCGTTCCCACTCACTATTCAACTGGTAAAGCTGCGAGGCGAAACTCCTCAGTATCAATGCCCCCTGGGGCCCCACTGCGGCGACAATGGATGCGGTATCCTCCAATGTGAATCCTATCTGTCCAAGTGTCAATCCGAGGCGATCCACCACGCTGAGGAATCCTGTGAATGATGGGAACCCGCTCGCATTCCATAACTGTATCAGGCGGGCCATACTATGATATGATTCATCCATGGACACCCCGAACTCCCTGAATGTGTTCATGAGTGTGAGGGTCACCGCCGTGGAGTCCTCGCCTGTGACTTTGATAGCGTCCATCACGGCTTTGAAGTAGCCCATCGCCTCATTCGCGTCTCCTGTGTATCGTGCGAGGAGTGTCATGACTTGGGCTGTCCCAGCCATCCCGAGCTTCACACTCATATTCTCCTGCACGAGTTTCTCCATCGCCTTGCGTTGGTCATCCGTCGCCTCAGTATACATCTGGGCCAGGCGTATCGCTTTGTGGTAGTCGAGGCTCTTCAGGAGGATTTCATATGATCCGATAGCACCTCCCACAGCGGTCACTGTTTTACCCAGCCCTGACATGCTCAGGTTGAATATGTCAGTGGATTGGGCTGCCTCCTCTGTGCCCTCTACGGATACTGAGGCGGTGGCGTCTGTTCCATCTATCTCCTCGAGGCGGTCGGCCACATCTTTGATCTCGTCGATGGACCTGTCAGATCCCTCCAAGGATATGGAGGCTGTGGCCTCTGTTCCATCTATCTCCTCGAGGCGGTCGGCCACGTCATCGATGACCTTGAGGCTGTCCCCCGCGTCGACGTCTATGACGCTGCGGACCTCATCTGGGATGCTGCTGAGGGCCTCCTTGACGTCATCCACGACCCCGGTGGCCTCATCATCTGCCACTATCTTGACAGTGTATTCCCCTGGCAGATCCTCGAGGGCCTCCTTGACATTGTTGATGACGTCTGTGGCCTCATCATCCGCTCGGATGGTGATGGTGTATGTCGCGTCCTCGATGGATTCACTGATCCTCTCCAGCGTATCCGTCGCGGCGTCCTCTGCGGTAATTGTCAGTTTCACCTCATCGGGGAGGTTGTCGATGTGGTCCTGAATACTATTGAGAGTCTCAGTGACAAAGTCATCAAATACGGTAATCGTGATCGTATACTCGTCTGGAAGATCCTCGAGGGAGGATGATATCTCACTGATCGTATCTGTGGCAGCATCATCCACGTTGATAGATATATTATACTCCTCAGGGAGAGATCCTAGCTCCCCCTGTATCGATTCTATTGCCTCGGTGGCAGCATCATCCACTCTAAAATTAATCTCCATTGACCCCGGGAGGTTGGATAGGGAATCATTAATCTGCTGCAGCCCTGACACTACCTCCTCAGCATCCATCTGTACCTGGACGGATAGACTATGATCAACCATTACACTACCCCGTAAAGATTACATAATACTTGAAACATAATACCCTCTATGAAGGTGAAAATCAACGCTGAGGCCCTGCCCCCTTTGCAGCGCTTCATGAAACAAAATGTGAGAAATGCGGGGAAACCTACATCCTCGATGATGGAGAAAAGGCAGAGGATTACACCTGTGAATGTGGGGGGGAACTGAGGGAGGAAGACCTCCTTAAGCGGGTGGCTGTAGGGGCCGGCCTGGTGTCCCCATTCTACCTTATCATAGGGTTCCTGGATGTAGCACTCCTCGGGTTCCTCATGACGGCCGCATTATGGCGTAACAGGGACAAGACATTCCATGAGCTCTCAGTCGGAGTTAAGGTGGTCACAGTCATCGCAGTGCTCTACGTCATTGGTACACTGCTCCTACTCTTAGACGTGTCCCCCACTCTTGGGTTCTCCCTACTAATCGCATTATATATTATTAGTCAGTTAGTGTAATTGAGTCTCTTCAGTCTCTCCAGTTCAGCCTCAACATCCCCTGATGGGGGGGCAGGTTTGGGTGGGTCCAGTCGGGATAGGAGGCACTCCGTGAATGTAGAGTATGGCATCTCTAGGATGTACTCTATGGGCCACCCTGACTCCACTGCTAAGTGGTAGATTTGCCTTTTGAGGAGGATCCACTCCTCCTTCGGGTTCCTTTCTTTTTTTTCTTAGGCCCCTCCTCATCCGCCGCCCCAACAAGCTCTGGGTTACCCAACTCCAGCATCGTGTTCACGACCTCTGTGACCATTGATGGGGGCATTTCAATGTCAGGGAGACTGTCCAGGTACTCGGTGAGGCGGTTCTCAGACTCGGCCTCCCTGTATCCGTCAGTGTCCCTGTAGAGAGCCCTCTTCACCCCGCGCTGTGCGAGAGGGTAACTGATCCTGCTGATCTCGATGAGGAGAGTGTCCACCCTGTTCTTCAACTCTTTGATGAGGGCAGCGTCCTCCTCGGTGATCTCTGATTCATCCTTGCCCTCGATCTTCTTGATGAGCTGCTGATATTTGACTCCGATCTCAAGGGCCTCGTTTCTTTTCTGGATGAGGGGTATGACGTATTCGCTGTCCACGACCCTGTACCCCTCTATCTCGATGTCGATGTCATTGAACTGGAGGGCCCTCCTCTTAAAAAATGAGAATTGGGGGTCTGCCATGTTGACCACTTAGTTCACACTTTTGGGACGACGAGTACTGGTTTGTCTGCGACGGTCATCTCGAGGGTGAATGACAGGTTGTCCCCTGCCTTACCACCGGGGACGTCGGGGGATAATCGGACATTCTTGAAGTAGAACCTTCCCAGGACATCGTCGCCGACGTGGTAGACCATGTAGCCGTAGAGGTTGAGTGGTTTGTCCCTGAGCTCGTAGACGACCTTATCTGTGCTGCTCTCTTTCTCTTCATACATGAGACGCTGGAACTGCTTTAGACCGTTACGGGTGAGTATCTGCTCCGACTTGAGGGTGATTGTCATCCCTGAGTAACTTGTGATCTTGGAGGACCTGTTTAGGACTGAGACCTCCTTCGTGTCCTGTTTTATGTCAGGGGTGACGTCCTGGGCGAGGAATGGTTCCAGTTCCTCCACGTATGAGACCTTCACAGTGGATCCCGTTGTTGGGGCTGATTGGAGTCTGAATCCCTCCGCGTAGCCCTCCTCCTCATTTGTGAGTATGCTTGAGACTGTTGCCTGTGTGTTCCCCACCTTCACTGTGACGTCAGCTGGCTTCACAGTCAGGTCATTGCAGCCTCTGGGGAAGATGGGTGGGTTCTTCACCTTAAAGTCCTTGTTTGTCCCGTCCACTTCCCCTATTGGTGTTTCATCCTCTACGGGCACTCCGAGGAAGAACCCCACGTTCTCCCCGGTCAGTATGTCCTCAGCGAGTACATCTATCCACATATCATATCACCTCACATTAACCTTGATTTCACATTAACCTTGATTTCAAGTGTAACATCAAATAACACGTAAAATCTCCTATCATCCATCACGTCCTGCCGTATATCCTTCTCCCATTTTGTGACGCGTACATATGCACCTCCCACCTTTGTGTACAGGAATTCCTCCACGAGCCTCTCAAGGGCATCATTCCTTGATGTGACGGCGCTTGTGACGTCACCATCCTTGACCTTCCAGACTCCCGTCACATGCCCCTCCAGTGTTGCCCTGTAAAGTTTCCCATCCATAACTGGTTCAAGGCTACGCAGGCTCCTGACTCCAAATATGAGGACTGAGTCCCCATCCATTCTCTCATTAAAATCGAGTACAACCGTGTCTGCGAGGTTTAAATACTCGAGTCGTTCCTTTATCGCAACTTCAAGTTCGTTCACAATGCTTAACACCCCCTCCAGGGCCCATGCCTACTCTGTGAGCCATGCGATGAATGAATCCTCCACGATCCCCTTCGCGTCAATGTACATCACTGCTGCAGAGAAATAGTCATTGGGGGGGGCTGGCCGGGCGTAGGCCACGGGGTGCGGGAGTTCCGGCCAGTATAATGCCTTCTTCTCCACAGGGAAAACCCAGCCGCGGCCAAAGAGTACCCATTGCAGGTAGGGTACGGTGTTGGTCAACTCCCCCATGGATCCCTCAACGCTCCAGGTGTGACTTATCCTGAGCTCCCCCGTCTTCATGGGGGCGGTGTTCATCAGGATCTCCTCGAGTTCGATCATGAGGAGTGTCACTGTCTGTTCGACGCGGTCCTCCACCTCGCTGGCTTTCTCCATGAGGGCCTCAGGTTTATCGATGTTGATCCTGATCATGTTTCCACCCGTCGAAGGTGTAGCTCCTGGTGTGTCCTCTGGGGGATGACCGCGCCGACCCTGTACCTCCGACCATCCACCTCTATCTCATCATCATCATTGACCTTTAAGGTCTTGACTATGAGGGCGTATGCATCGTAATCCACGACCTGCTGGCCGAGGATAAGGCGCTCATTCCCCGTGTTCACGTGAAAGAACACCTTAATGCTGGTCTCTGTATCCTCAGTGATTGGTTGACCCCGCTCATCCCTACCATTCATGACCTTGTGGATGAGTTTCGCATCCATGCCATACTTGTATATGAGTTGGTTGAACCTGGTCACACTGGATTTCATGGGGCATCACTCACTCATCCTGTCGGGGCCTCCAGATCCTTATGCCTTGGAGTCGGAGGAGGGCGCCCCTGAATCGTTGGATGGAGGGATGATCGAGTGGGGGTCTCATTGTGACGCTGAACCTGCCATCAGTGAATGATGAGAAGTCATCGTCGCTGAGGTGGAGTGCCTGTAGGACGCCCGCGGTGACGTACTCGTCCTTCACGTCCTCAGGGGCGGTTGGGTTGATCCTGTTCGCTCTGACAGTGTACTCTTCTATCTTGCGTTCGATGAATGTTCTCTCCTCATCGGTCACTGTGCCCCTCTGAAGCTCGATCATGATGTCCTCGACTGTGACTGTCATTAAAGATCACCACATCACTGTTGTGGTGTGGCCTCAAGGGACTTCACTTTCTCTGAGAGGTAGTAGAGGCTGAGGATCAGCATCGATGTTAACCTGTAGAGATCGTCTATGCTCTTCCTCTTGCCCGGCGCTGCAGTGACGTAACCGTTAGCCTTCAGTATCTTGTATGCTATCATGGAGAATTCTCTGAGCAGGTCGGGTGGCTGGTCAAAGAATTCTGTGAAGTCATCAACACTGACATTGTTGTATTTTGATGCAAGGTTGGTCATTTGCTGTATCAGTTTTTCATTTACCTGGAGAGGCAACTATACACCCCCCTTAGCTTGTTGCTATCGTGGCTGAAACAGCCCCCTCTTCATCTTCATAGTGACAATCCGCCCTGAGGCTCACGATGTAGTCTGTGCGGCGCATTTCAGGGTCACGCTTAGGCTCGACACGGATGTTCCTCCAGAACCCGTATACGAGGTTCGTGGGGACTGTGAAGAGTGCTCTGAGCTTCCCATCAGCCAGTCCATCCATCGCTGGGACGTACTGTACTTGTAGGCCTTCATATGTGATGTTCTGGCCTTGTGTGATGGCTTGGTCACCCAGACCGGTTTCGCGAGTCTTCAGATAGTCTCTGTAGTCTTTGAGGATATTGTATGAGACGTAGAATTTCATTTGTGGGAGTTTCTGTCTGTATCGATTGGGTATGGCGTCTATCATCGCATCGAAGAGGTTTAGCGGCCAATCATCTGCCTCTGGATCTGCTTTTGCTTCTGTGATTTGTTCGGCTGCGAGTTTCATCCATCCATCATTGATCCTGTACAGGTCTCTGCCGCTGGTGCGGCTTGTGTTACTGTGCAGGAAGTAGCATTCGAGGTCGTAGCTGACCCCCTGCCCGAGGAGTGAGACAATTGTCTGCTCAAATTGGTTCCTCTCTATGTTATCCTCGATCGTCTCATCCTCCACGCCAATCTTTGTGATGAGCTCCTTCATCTGTAGCGTATTCGTTGAGACATCCACCGTGTCCTCTGTTGGGGCTACCTTGTTTCCGCTGGCGTCACGGCCTGGTTCGAGCTGTACAGTCATCCCGATCCTTGAGATGTCGACCTCATATGATTGGAGTGCGTTCAGGTTCCTGGCCTCGGCGATGATCGTTGAAGTCTCGCGGACTTCTCGGACAAATTGCCCGAACCTCTGAACGGGGAGCACCCCCCTCCCAAGGTCTGGGACGTCTATCGCCTTAGGGACGATACTAAAGGGGTAGTTCTGTAGCCTGTATATCTCATCCATTGTCATCATACTTCACCTCCAATAATCAGTTGAGGGGCCTGCCAAAACGGTCAACCCCTATCTCCTCCGCGAGGAGTTCCCTCACGGATGTTACTTTACCGCCTCCAATCTGCCCCTTCATCGCCTGGGCCTCAGCCTCATCGGCGGGGGGTTCATCATCCACTTTTTCAGCATCCGCCTCGTCATCCTCCTCATCCTCCCCCGCGGGGGTGTCATCGGCGTCCGACGTGTCCTCTGACTCATGGGCCTGTGCATCCTCCACGACCTTCACCACAGACCGTAGGGTCTCTTTTAGTTCATTGATCTCTGATTTGATGCTTTCAACTTCCTCTTTGATCCCATCCTCCTCAGAGGCTTCCTTCTCCTCCTCGGATTCGAAGTAGCCTTTGAGTGTCTGGAATATCGATTTCAGCACGGATTTCTCATCCATTGTATCACCTCCATTATCATGCTTAAGGGAGAGGAATCTCGCCTTGGGGACTGCGGGGTTATCCACGATGCTCACCGTGACAACGTCGAAGGGCCAGCCAATGTCCCTGAGCGTCGTCCTCTTCTTAGCCTCCTTAGTGGCCCTGGGGACCGCTGTGATACTGTACCCAGTGTACCTTCCTGAGAGTATACCATCCCATACGTCATCGTCAGTGATGCGACTTGTCATCATCCACGTCCCAGCGGGTAGGTCCACACCATTGATCTGGCGTGGTTCGTCGAGGACGTAGGATTCAACTGGGCGGGCGACATTCCTGAACCTATGCATGATGTCCACATTCTGATAGTCCTCCAGGAATCGATGGGCAACCTCCTCAACCTGTTCTGGGGTCACAACATCCCCATCAACGTCAGGTTCACCGGGGACGAGGACCGGGCCGGTTACGAGGCGTCGGTACTCATCCACCTTCAGTATCAGGTTGTCCTGGATCCTCTGCCCCTCTGATTTCCCCGCGACCTCCTCAACCGCCATGTCAAGTAATCGGCCCGCGGCGTCGAAGATCTCCTCATTCCTTGCAGCCCCGCGCCCCCCTGCTGCTGCTGATCGGATCGCTCTCAGGGCTGCGAGGTAGACCTTCCCATCCCGTCCATATGGGTACCCGTATGCCTGAGTGGTGTCAGGGTCCGCGTCGGGGTCCACTGCAAGGTGGTAGAGGGCATACTCTTCCACATCCCCGTCAAAGTCCTCGAGGAGGGGTTTCTCCCAGGCCTCATCGGTCACATTTCCAGCCTCTATGAGTTGGACGGCGTGGTTATATGCCTTCCTGTTCAACTTCCAAGCCACGGATTCACCTCCATGTTTTAATCATCTTGTTCCTTAAACACTGATATAACGAACACTATCAGAGGATCCTGATGGGGTTCCCGGGCCGCTCAACATAGTCGAGGTCCACGTCGAGGAATCCCTCCATGAGCCTCTCAATCTCCTCAACTTCCTCAGCTGTGAGTTCCCCCGGCTTCAAGGGGTTCCCCTCGGCGTCACAGGGTTCTGGGTGGCACCGGCACCATGAGTGAGGGACGTGTGGGAACTCCTCCACCTTGTAGGGGGATCCCTCCTCATACTCCTGACAGGTGGCACACACCGCCTCATCCCCCATGGTCACCCAGTTGAGGTATTCCTGGCCACTGGCACGGTATGTTTCTACCTCCGCGTCCCTCTCCACGTCGCGCGCGAGGTATGTGACTGATAACCCGAGGTATAGGAGGATGAGGCCAACATGATCCCTCTCCTCGGTGCCGGGCGGCTCGATGTCCTCGGCCTCCTCGAGGATGGACTTGAGGTGAGCATAATCTGAGGGTGACACCCCATACTTTGCCATGAATTCTTTAGGTTGAAGGGCCTCCAGGTCTGATGCGAATGCCTCCACATCCCCGAGGAGTTTCTTGTTCTGTATCCTGTGTAATTCCTCTGTGAGCTCCTCAAGGATGGCATCGACTTTGTCCTCATCGTATTCCATCACGCCTGGTCGTGTCATCCTTGCCACCCTATCACCTTGTAGAGATATGATTGGAGCCTGTGGACCATGTCATCCACACTCGCTTTGAGGAGGTCATCATATCGTCCCAGGTTATAGCCACTGGCTGGCATGGCTGTGGCGCCTCTACGGATGGCTGACTGCAGCCCCACGGTGGCCCTCTCCTCAAGGATGTTTGAGGCCTCCTGGTAGACGTCCTCGCGAAATGATTGGAGGATCCTGTCGACTGCCTCCCTCTTCTGCTCCGCTGTGAGGCCCCGGTCATCTATCACCGCCTCCAACCGTCCTTTATACCGTTTCTCGTATGCGTCCTTGATGATGCGCTGCCAGGCCCTCTCCTCCAGCCTGGGGGCCCTCTTCGTCGCAGCTTCATTGTGGGGCACAACATTCGTGGGGATGTAGTAGTAGTCGGGGCCACTATCATCATTGAATAAGCGGCGGCGGACCTCACGGGGAGTCATCACCCCGGATAAAACCAGGGAGGTGCACCCTTTCACCACATCTGATTCCAGGATGTCCTCTTCATTGAAGAAGAACTCGACGGTATCAGGGACATCGAAGTGGGTCTGTATGAAGTCAGTGAATACTGATGCGATGATTCTCTGCTGTGGACGCACCACTGACTCGTAGTATGTCCTCCTTGCCACATCCGCCAGGTTACCCCCGAGGGCCCCAACGTCCCCCACACCGAGACGGTATGGGTCTATCATATGGGCCGCGATGATCTCACGCCTCATCTCCTGGAGGTACTCCTTGAAGTTCAAGTCCTTCGTATCAGTGTTTAATGGTTGGAATGTGACCTCAACGTCCCCGCCGCCTGGGATGGAGAGGACGATGGGTGTGTGGGGGTGCTGCCTGATGTACTCAAAGTTCTCCTCGATGAGTTCCTGCAGCACGGTTTTTCCTGTGGGGTTCCCCTCTGCGTCGAGGATCATCTCATCCTCATACTCACCAGTCACCGTGATGAGATAGGAGGGGATTGTGAAATTATCGAAGAATGCGTAGTTATACTCCTGAACCTTCTTCATCCCGAGGATGCTCGTCACCGCCGAGAGGTACTTAGGGGCCCCATAGTAACTGCAGAGGGGGTTGGGGAGTCTGATGAAGATAACCTCATTCGCCCCCACACCCTCAACATCCCCCCCAGTCGATGGGTCAACCTCCCCTTCATAGCGGTAATCCTTCATGTAAGTGACGTTCACACCATCCCACGTGTGCCTGTACCTTGTCCCATCCTCATGCACGCGGATGGTGTGGGCGGGGATGTACCCCAACCTCACAGGAGCCCCACTTTTATCTCGGATTATTTCGAGGGTGCAGTAATTGAAGACCTGAAGGTCGAGGAGCGCTGAGAGGAGTGTATATTCAAATGATGGTCTGCAATTATTTAGGAAGCGCCTAACCTCCGTCGCTGCGTCGGGGTCTGTGAGGCTCCAACCGGACCTGAGTATATCATTCGCCTTCAATGTACAGGCTGACGCGTGGTAGGGGTTGGACTGGTAGAGGCTGAGGAGCGTGAGGGGATGGATGGGTGGCTCCACATACCCATCACCCACCGTAGAGGGTTTCTGGATCTGACTCTTCACATCATCATCCTTCACGACACGATACTGATCCAATGATTTAATGGATAAATGATAATTGAACACGTCTATCTCCTCCTGGGGATGAATATCCTCGACTTTGTCTGCCTGCTCACCTTCATGGCGATGCAGAGGCTGTCAAGCATGTCATCATGCTCCCCCTTATCGAATTGGAGGTACTCGTCGAGGAAATTGTTGAGGTGCCTATGCTTGGCGGGGAGGAAGACCTTCCCATTCTCGAAGGAGACGAACTCGGAGATTATCCTCCTCATCTTATCCTTATCAGGCCTTACGCCCTTCAAGGGTAAACGTTTCCTCCTAAGGACTTCCTGTGGTAGAGCTCTCTGGTAGGCGACGTCCTCCAC